CTAAAGGCAATGTCAAACTTATCGGCGGCGTTGATTGAAAATCCAATAACAGCCGCACCAGCAGCAAGCATTCCAGATTCAAATTTCAGTACACCGGTTGTTGCGTCCGCGAATGGCTGAGTAATGTTTTTACCGGTATCAGCAAGACCGCTTAGGCTATTAGAAACAGCCCTTGTTGTTTCCGATGCATTATCAATCCCGTTGAAAATAATCTCAATAACGCTTTGCGTGCTAGCCATTACCGATTTGCTCGCTCTTTCTCTCTATCACCGTAATACATTCCCCACAATTCAGACTCTACGGTTGTCAATTGGCCCTGTGGAAACAAATCAGGGCGGCACTCGAAGAGAAACCGCCCTTTCCTGTCACATAACGCAAGGGCGATCAAGACATCGGGGCATCCGTAGAGTTCTGCGCTTTTCCCAAATCAGGGCCGATTCCAGTTAATTCAAAAATTTTATTCGCAAGTTGGTAAGCAACAATCGGATATGTCGCAAACAACAGAATCGCGGCTTCTCTTGAAATAGCGGGATTGATACTACCAAACGTCAAATGATCAAATAGCTTGATCAATTCTTTCGGCGGCTCGCCATCAGCGCCCATGAGGCTTTTCAATGCGTCCGCTTGATCGGAATGCGCGGCGCTGGCGAGTGCCTCTACGGTTGCCGCAAACATCTTGACCCGGCTTGATGCTTCATTCGCCGTCGCAATTTCGACACCCGTCAATCCGCGTACCGTCCATTCTGGCTTAGCGTCTTCTGCAAACCAGTGCGCTAAATCAGGGACTTGTACAACGGCCTCGCGCGGCTTTAGGCTACGCGCCTCCGACATAAACCGCGCTAGATCGAAGGTCATGACGCGAAGTCCACGCTTGCTTGATCGGGCGCAATCGTGAACGATCCGACTGGATTAGCTTTCACGCCGAATGTGCGGGTCTTGTTCAAGAACCCTTGCGTCAACTGATACGCAGTACCATTTCGAGATGGCTTGAATCGGAAAATCAAGCGTTTCCCGACGCGGCCAAGAATCGAATCGGTGACGCCATCGTTCATGGATGCCGTGAAAGATGCTTGGTTCAGCGTAGTCGAAATCGACGCGGCAATCGTTCCGGTATAGTTCGTTTCCGACGTTGTGCTGTCCGCCGTCTCTGCCGGAACCCAGTCTTTCGCATTCGGGATTTCCGAATAGACCGGCGTCGATCCGCGTACATAGACTCGCTTCGCAACCGGCCCGGTATGAATCAGCGGCAACGCCGACCCGAATGTCAGCTTGCCAGTCAGGTAATCGACAGTGCTGGACGGGTAATCGTAGCGCTCTTGATGCGTGCCTACGGCGCTAAAGATTTCAGACGATGCGACAGCAGCGGCGGTAGTGCTGGTGAAGCGTACTTGCGCGATTTCGACACTCCCGACCGGAATCAACGGCGGGCCACCGGCAGCGGCGCGCGTCTCTGAAAATGCCGTGGTAGCGGTGCCGGCGACGACAGCCACCGCGCCGCTAGTATCGACAGTTATTGAGTTGATGATGTGTGTATTCGTCGTCGATCCGCGCGTGCAGGCCACGTCCGTATCAGCGGCAATCGTGATTTTTCCGGTAGTTGCGCTGGCTCCGGTCATGCCCGGCGCAAACAATTCCATCGCGGCGGTATCCACAGCACTATTCGTCGCGCTGACCGCTGGAATAACCGATCCACCGGTAATCAGTCCGTAGCCGCCAATCACCGGTTCTGCATCAGCGCGCGACAGCGGTTTATTCGTCGTTGTGAATACGGTATGGTCTCCAGAATCGGTCATCGCCGCAAACGCAAACGGAGTCGCAGCAGCCTCGTATTCAATAGTTTGGGTCGTTAGAATCGACATGTTTTACTCCTATTTTGTGCTGGTATCATCCCAGCGATAACGATAGCTGCCCATGTGTATGATCTTTCTGCTTGCAACGTGATCGATCACCGGGTTAAATCCTGCTTGCCGAGCGGCAATGAAAAATGGTAAATCTTCGGTGGAATAACTTTTAGTCTCTTCCATCCAGTGAATCGGGAACCAAGGCTGCGGCAATTTCTCGAAGACTTCGCGAGCGATCAGCGCCATTCCGAATCCGCATGCGCCGCACTCTTCAAGTTCTGGCGATTCTGAATTTGTTTCAATCCGAGAATTCAAATCCGTGGTAATGCCAACAAATGGCATTCCCTCGAATCGCATTTTGTAGTTGCAGCACACGAACGGCAATCTACGTCGTGCCATTCCATGCACTGTATCCATATCAAATGCGATGTCTTCGTCGATAAATAGAATATGCGTTGCGCCCTCTTCCAGCGCCTTTGTCGCTAGGTATTCGCGCCCGTTTGAAATGCTGGACGATTGATAATGTCTAAATGAGATATTCTGATTTTCTTCTGGAAAGACGCGTTCGGCCATCAAATAGAGTCCGAGATTCACAAGCGACATGACATGCTCAGACCTTGATAATCCAGTCGTCGGAATGCAAACGCTCAATTTCATTAGTATGGGCTTCCTTGAACTTGTCGATAAATTAAATCGAAGTTGGCAACCGCGCCGACTAATTGACTTCCTGTTTCTGAAAATACAGTTGCGCCGCCAGTATATTGAATGTCTTCTGCTTTCCCGCCGATTGTCGGATCATCGCCTAGTGCTGTTTCAATGATCCATCTCAGCAGATCGTTAGCAGCAGTTGTCCGCTCTTCGGCTTCAGCATACTTGTCCATCCTTTCGATAATGATCGGCGCTGAAATGATGACATCATCGTAAGAACGATCTAGTACCGATTCCTCTCCCTCGATCAACGTCGTTAGCGGAAATGTACCGGCATCATAATCTTGCCGATACGGATTCCGCACCGCGCCCAATCGGGTCGCTAGTGCTGCAATGGCAAGTTCCCGCTTCGACGTGGCCATTAATTACCGTCCGAACCATCGCCAGCCGGCGGCGGATTTTTTGTAATCAACCAAGCTGTTTCCCGTTCCATGACCGTTGTTAAATACTCGGAAAGGCTTATAGATATATCGTCTCGAACGGTATTGAAAACTTGGGAAATAGACGGGCCAGACAACACGGTATATCCAGCAGGCGCTAGCTTGATTTTCATGCCTTGCTGTCGCAATATTTCATTGCGTACCGCAATTAGATAGCCGCCGCTATTTTTTGCTGGAACCCAGAATGCACTGGATATTTTCAGCGATGACCCGGTCGGCTTGACTTTAACCTTTATAGGATCGGTAGGACGGCCCGCGCGATAAGGCGCAAGCGAAGTCAAGAAATTATCGAGACGCACGCCGCGCTTTGGCGTACTGATTTTTGCGGTTAGCTTGTTTGAAGTGGCCTTGAATTCAAATCCATCGGCCGGGCCATTGATCTTTTCCTTGACATAGCTCGCGCTTAGTCTAACTTGAGAACGAATCGCCTTCGACGCTTCCGTCTTCGCTTTTGCCGCCGTCTTATTCAGCGCACGGGATAACGCCAGATTAGCGCCATTCTTGATATAAGCGAGGCGCTCTTGGACATCTTGGAATTGCTGCTGATTGATTTGAATCTCAATCATCGCCCGGCCTTACAGTTAGCGTTGTAAAGTAGCCATCATCGCCGGATCGTTCCAAAACGATAAACCGCTCGCTGCCGATTAATACCTCATCTTTACGTTTTGGCGTATGTCCTGCTAAATCACTATTTGCTATTTGAATCGTTGTGATTCTTTCATTCGCGCCTTGCGCCGCAAGAGGATTGACGACACCACGAGTTAGGATTGCTGTTACAGCGATTGTTTCGCTCATATCAATAATCGTATACGTCGCTGAATCCCCGAAGACTTCTTGAATCTTGGGGATTCCGACACTACTCATGATGTCGTCAAGTTGACTCATTGACATACTTCGACTTTGGCAGCGCCTGCCGCCGCAGTGACTCGGAATGCGTAGAGCGGTCCAACAGCAACATCAACGGCAAGCGCGGATAGTGTCCCGGCCAGCTTGCTATTCGGGTCAATGCTTGCCATTGCTTCCCATTCTCCGCCAGCGGCAATCATTCCCTCCACTGTCGCAGTCCCGGCCGGTTTCACTTTGATCGTGGCCCGATTCGATGACGCAAAAATATGCGGCGTCATCGTTGCACCGGATGCGACAGTGTAGAGATACGAGATAGGGACCTCGCGATACCCGCCCTCGACTAGCATGAGATTAGGTCCGCTTGCCGCGCAGCAAAGCCGCTGGACGGGTGCAGTAAAACAGCGGGTAGCTGTACAACTCCGGGCGCACCCAAGCGTTGCGGTCCCGATCAGTAACAAGCATCGCGTAAACCGGCAAACCGGGCGTATTCACATAGTCGAAGGATTCAGCAGGAGCGAATGCGGTTTCGAAAAGACCGGGGACACCAACAGGGACGAATTTCACTTTATCCGATCCGACCGCGACGGTTGTTCCGTCATCGGTCCCACGGTAGTTGACCCATGTGATTCCGCCGTAGTTGAAGGTTTCGAAAGGCATCTTGTCGCCGCGCAACTCGGACGCTTGCTGGGTATTCAGATAGGTCTTGAGAATTTCGGGATGCTGGGTCAGATTATCCCAGTAATTATCTCCACAAAGCCCAAGCAAATAAGACCGCCCAGGAATCCACATGCCGGACAATGCGCGTTGGACGGTTCGCAATGTGCTATTGCAGAGTTGCCGAACAGCGCCACTAGCTGGAGTAGCATTGTCAAGGTCCCAATCAACTTCGGACGGCTGAGAAACGCCCCATTCTGTGAACCAGTTGTAAATGGTGCTGCCGTCAGCATCCAAAACAATCCCTTGCACCGCGCCAAGTCGCATATTTTCATGCGTAAGAGCGACATCGTTTTGCAGCTTGCTATAGCGGTATGCGACTTCCGTGGATACCTGCTGCAATTCGGTTTCCGATCCAAACGCGCGAACATTCTGGATTTCATGTGCGAAGATCGTATCGCCTTTAGCGAGTCTCGCGGTATTGAAATACCGAATATTGCGCTTGTCGGCCTTGCCTTCAGTAAGTGGCGCACCGCGTTGGCTAGTCTGAATCAGCGATAGCGTGCCATTGCGATCCTCAATCGCCGCCGCAACAGTGCGAATGGGGCGAGCGGTAAAAATCCCTATGTCGCCCAGGAATGTCGGCAGGAACGGTTGTTGATTGACCGCCGTAGTCAGCGAAATCATGCTGAAGGCGTTTTGATTGAATACATCCATCGTAGCCATGCTAAATCCCCTTATCGAGCAACAATGTTGCGATTGCGCAGCAAATCAATAGCGACCGCTTTTTGCGCGGAAGTCACAGTCGTTGCCCAAGACAGTAGGTCGGTATCGACTTCAGCGAGCCGAACCACCGCCGCGCCGCTGGTGGCGGCGGAAGATGCGTTAACCGCGCCATACAGTACGCCGTACGGGTCTTGCGTGCCGTCAACCGCCGTCGGGTCCCACGCCTTGACTTGCCCGGTATGCGTCGCCACGATGATGTTGAAGTAGTCG